GGCGGTTATTCCGGCAGTCCCACACTCAGCCCTGCCAAGTTGACGCCAAAAACCAGCAGGTCAATCCAAGCGGGCAAGAAAAGCAAGCTGGCCGACGCGCAATCGGGTGAGCTGTTGCCGCTGCTGGAGCAGCAGGAAACCGACTCTGAGGACGGTTGAACAACCTGCACATACCCCTGCAGATCAGCGGCAGATGGCCGACAATAGGTGGGCCCATACAACCACCCCATGGAGCGCATTTCTGACCGCCTGAAAGCCCTTGTGGCCCATCAGGAGGAACTGGACCGGAAGATCCAAGAGCAGCACCAGCAACTGCTGGCTGACCTCAACGAACACCTGGCCCAGGAACGCAAGTTCTTGGAGTCAATCGACTGACCCAGGGGGCTTCGGCCCCCTTCTTTGTGCCAATCAAACTACCTGCACACTCCCCTGTATATGGGCAGCAGTCATCGGCATACTTAGTTCAGTTCCAACCACCCCAATGAACTTCTGGACTCCCGAGCGTTGCAAGACCATCTCGACCTTGATCCTGATGGACAACTCTCTTGAAATGTCTGCCCAGGCCGTCATCTCCAAAAGCCCAGCCAGGAAAGAACGCCTGACGGAAATCGTCGAAATGATCCAAGCCGAACTGCGCTCCCGCGTCTGATCACCCGGCCCCTTCGGGGGCCTTCTCCCCTAATCCCATGAAACAACTCCGCTACGAAACCGCCCGGCTCTATGCCCGGCCCCAGAGCCCTCAGTGGTTCGGCCCAGTGTTCACCGTTCTGTTCTGCCTGCTGTTTGGCGGTGCCTTCTGGGTGTCCATCACAGGCACCCTCGACCAGATGACGGAAAGGGACTGCCGCCTAGGCGTGCAGGCCGCCTGCGAACAACTCAACAAATAGGAGGACAAACCCCAGTGCGACAACCACCCCTGGCATTGCTGCTGGAATCTGCCCAGTCAGATCCTAGGCCGCAAATGACCCAAAGCGACATCCACCGCATGTTTCAGATCGCCCAGGTGCATGGCGGCGGCTTCATGCGGAAGCTGGCCACCGCTGGCCTGGTTGCTGACCCGGACAACGTTGGCAAGATCCTGCGAACCTGGCCTGAGCTTCAGGGCATGTATGGCCCCGGTTCCATCCACTGGAGCCGTGATGATGTCTGACCCGTACTTTGACCACCCGGCCTGGAGCCAGAGCGACCTAAAGGACGTTCTGGATTGCCCGAAGGCTGTTTGGGAAAACAAGCTCAGTGGCCTGCCCATCAGCAGGAAACGGCCCGTCACCCCGGCCATGAAGGAAGGCACTGTGCTGCACTCCGCCATCCTGGAGCCTGCGGTTTACAAGACCACCTACGCGGTCACCGGGCCACGCAACACCAAGGCAGGCAAGGAACAGGCCGCTAAGGCTGAGGCCGCTGGCTTTCAGGTCATTACGCAGACACTGCATGACAAGGCCGCAGAGCTGGCCCATCGGGTCAAGAGCCACCCGCTTGCTGCTGAGCTGTTTGAGGAGGGCCGCGCAGAGGTGCCGTTGTTCGACACCGACGAGGCCACAGCCTTGCAGGTCAAAGGAAAGCTGGACTGGCTGCGCGATACCGACGAAACCGTCGTTGATCTCAAGACGGTTGGCGGTGGCAATGCAAGCCCGGCCAACTTCGCCAAACAGGTGGCCAACTTCAAATATCACCTGCAGGCCGCCCACTACCTGGAGCTGGCTAAGGCCAAACGGTTCGTGTTCGTAGTCGTCGAACGTGAGTTCCCGTTTCAGGTTGGCGTCTATGAGCTGGACGACGACGCCTTGGCGGAGGGCCGCTACCTACGTCGCCAGGCTCTGGATCTGGTGGCCCAATGTGTGGCCTTTAACGACTGGCCCGGCCATACCGACGACCAAGTGCAAACCCTTTCTCTCCCCCACTGGTACAGCTAATGGACATGTCAACAATGCTTCTGGATCAAGCCGCCAAGGATGCCCTGGCTGCGCCGCTTGACCTCAACAACGTCAAACAGCGCGATGGTCACAAGGGCAGAAAACTGGATTACATCTCCGGTGAACACGCCATTGCTGAGGCAAACCGCATCTTTGGCTTTGACGGCTGGAGCTGCGAGACCGTTCACATGGAATGTGTGAAGGAACAACCCATCACCTACATCGCTCGCGTTCGTATTCGTGCCGGTGGTGTGACCCGCGAAGGCTGGGGCGGTGATAGCAAGCCTGACCACGAGATGGCCTGCAAAGCCGCAGAGACCGACGCGATCAAACGGGCCTTGCGGACGTTTGGCAACCAGTTCGGCTTGCCCTTGTATGACAAGGAAGAGAACGCCGAGAACCTGACCCGTGGGTCAGAGCCTGCACCAAAGCCGCGGCCAACACCCAGCCCGGAGTACAAACGCCAACAGAAGGTGGTCAAGGAAGAAATCCAAGACGGGGCGTTTTACACCTGGAAAACCAAGATCAACAACGCTGGCGCTGGTGCTGACTGGATGGTCATTGAAAAGGCAATCCGAGAAGGCAAAACCGCCAGCGGCGTAGACCTTGGATTCACCAACGCCCACAAACAGGATCTGATGAAGACGTTAAAGGCAAGAAAGGACGAAGTGCAAAAACTGAATCTGGTTGCCAATGACTGAGGCCAAATATGACCCGGACTACGCCGGTCCCTTTTTCACTGAACAGCAGCTAGCGCAACGCTGGGGGAAACACCCCCAGACGCTGGCCCGCTATCGCAGGCACGGCACAGGCCCTGTTTTTTACAAGGTGCCCCGGCTGGCCTTTGGCCCCCGGATCCCACTGGTCCGATACAAGCTCCATGACGTTCTGGCCTTCGAGCTGGAACACTCCATCACCCCCGACAAAACCAATGGCTGATTTCAACCCCGCTCTTCCCGTCTCCGGCAAATGGAGCATTTATGAAAACGACGCAGACCACAAGTGGAACCCTGGCGGCAAAAGGTTGGTGCTCAGGATCCCTCTTGAATCAGTCCCGGCTTTCTGCCAACACCTGATGAACCTTGCTGATGATCCCAATATGCACAAAGAAATGCAGGTCTGGGACTTTGACGACAAAGAAAACAAAACCTATACCGCCATCGCAGCTGGCTTCAATGCAAAGCCTGGCAAAGAAGACGAGGACGGTTGGTACGGCACAATTAGCCCCCCGGTGCATAAGGCCAAAACCGACGACATCCCGTTCTGATGGCAGGCCCTGAACTCCAAGCCTTTCGAGAGCTGGACAAAATGGGGCTGATCTTAGAGGGCGAGTTTTTCTCGCCCTTTTTGGCAGGACAGGATCACTACACCAAGCTGTTGGCGGCCATCAAGGCAGACCGCTTGGGCATCAAACGCCGCGGAACCCCTGACAGTCCATCTCAGCGATCCGACCCACAGCCTGCTGCAGGAGAAGCGCCGTCTGGCGGTTCTGACGGGTGAGGCTCACGCAAAGGCCCTGCAGCTCTGCCACGTCGTCGGTGTTCAGAATCGATCGGACCATCTTTTCGGTCTCGAAAGATTCTTCAGCTGATGGGGTGACGATCATCCAGTCGAAAGACATAGGGCCTCCGCATGGTTATGGCCTAATGGTGATCATCCAACCGGAATCTGGCCCCTCAATCAGCCATCGGTAGTTGAACTCGGACTGACGCACCCGGACTGATTTGCCAGACCTTGATTGGTCATGGCCGCCCTTTTCTATGAGCGGGAAGCCCATCGGGTCATGCATGACGTAATACTGATCGCCGACGGGGCTGTGCCGTCCCTGCACGCCTGTGATCACGGACCAATGGCCGCAGGTGGTGCCGGAGCACATTGGTGGCTCGCCTCTGGTCAAATCGCCTTCGTGATACCAGCCCACTAGGACCGCAGATCCCCGAGAGATGGCCTCAGCGATCATCTGCGGATTGCCCTCCTGAGTGAACTCCACATCCAGGCCCAGGAACCGAAGCGTGCGGATCTGCGCGTTGACGCTGGTGGTGTCCCCAAACTTGGATAGGTGCCAGATGTACTCGTTATCACTAGAGACCAGACCGGCGCTGGCTGCGAGCATGGCGGCGGAGCTGGCGAAACAATCACGCCAGCCGTCGGGCCCGTTGTCGGTTTGCTTGAAGTAGGGAACAAAAACCTCTTCGTCGATCCCAGCAGCCCGCCACGCCTCGAACCAGTCACTATCTTCCTGGAGAAGTTCAGCAGGCATGGCGTCCTGTAGGGCCGCAACGCCAGCCAGGTGGTAGGGCGAATCATCCCTGAAATGTTGGAAGAAGGGCAGCAAGCTGAGCACGCTCAGGGCACCTACAGACGGGCCGATGATGCCTGGCCACATGCGCTCTCGCCAGCTGTATATCCGGCGATGAAAACCAGCATTGAGCTGCACAACAGCAGCGTGACCGCGCCGCCTGCAACGATCCAACCCGTCAACGAAAAGACGGACATTTTCATTTTTCAATCCTTTTCTCCGGATACATGGAGTTGACCACGAAGGAGACAACCTGATCGTCGATTTGTGATTCAGTCGATTCGCTATAGGCGGTCAAAAGATCGACCACCAGTTTTTTCACCCCTTCCGATTGCAAGAACCGAAACAGGATTGGGCGGATCAGTAGCAGCATGGTTAGGCCTGATCGTTACCCTTAAAGCGTAGCTCTGTTGCGCTATGGCAGAAACACCGCAGACAAAGACGGAAGAGCACGAGGAGCAAGGACATGGCTGGCTTGGTGATCTTGTCCGCATCACCATCATGTTGTGGGCCATGGGCATCATCACGGCCAACTATCTGGGGATCTTCAAAGGCTCGATTGACGTGACATTTTCGGCTTCGTTGCTCGCCTCAACTGCCAGTACCTACGGATTGACGATGAACCGAACAGGCAAGAAAAAGAAGGAGGAGAACGGCGTTATCGTTGATAACAGTAAAACCAACGCAGGCATCAAATGACCCGCGCAATTTTGGTATTGGGGATCACTTTGTTGGCTGCCCCTGCCCATGCTGACATCACCCACCGGCTGACCCAAAGCGCCCAGATCAGCATTGATCAGGCGTACAGCTCAGCTCAACGGATCGGTTCTACCTACAGCGCATCAGGCACAAACGTGACCCCCTCGGTCACTGCAGGGGGCTCGACGACTTCCGGAGCCATTGGCGGCCTGAACCTTG